GCAAAGAAAAACGGCAAAACAGTTGTATCCGTTTTGCCGTCCGTCTATGGTGCGGGCAACAGGACTTGAACCTGCACAGCCTTGCGACCATAAGAACCTGAATCTTACGCGTCTGCCAATTCCGCCACGCCCGCATATAGTTTGAATGTGCCGCTTTTCAGAGGCTTTTACATGATACCACAACAAAAACGCTTTGTCAAGAGATGCCCTCAAAAATTTTGGGCAAGCCCGGCAGGTTCCCGCGCCGCGCGGGTGCGGCAACGCCAAAAGGGGCGGGAGCTCCTCCCGCCCCATCGGGGGCACTCTTTCAGGACAGCCCGGAGGCGAGCTGCCGCAGGAACTGGTCGAGCAGCTCGGTGCGGCGGCACAGAAACTGGGCGGTGTCCTCGGTGACGCTTTGGTGCCCGGCGGCATAGCCCCGCAGGGCCGACCACGCCAGCACGATGACCCGCAAGAGGCACTGCAGCAGGATGGCGCGGGGGTCGGGGTCAAGCTTGGCGGCAAAGACAACCTGCACGGCGAACACCGAGCAGAGGGTGGTGGGGAGCAGTGCCCGCAGGCTCCGCCGCACCATCTTCCGGCCGGGCGGCTCGAGGGGGTCCGCCCGCACGGCACCGCCCCCCTCGTAGAGTAGCCGCTCCCGTGTCAGGCGGCTGGGGCGGATGTTTTTGGCGCGGCGGAGCGCCCGCTTTTGCCGGGGGGTGAGCGTGGCGGGCAGCCGCCGCAGCTTTCGGCAGGCATCCAAAGCCTCGACCTCCAGCCCGCACGCCAGCAGGCACTCTTTTTGCCGTGCCGCCAGGTCTGCCCGGACATACGCGGCGCAAAAAGCGTCGAGCTTCGGCATATGGGGGATGACCTGCCGCCTGATTTCGGCATAAGCCGCCGCCGCCTCGGTAAAGGCCCCCTTGGTGTACCCGTCCTGCCGGCCCGCCTCCGCTACACAGAGAAAGACGATATAGACCGAGAGCAGGTAGACAAAACAGTCGGTGGAAAACCGCAACAGGGACGCCAGATCAAAGCTGATATCGGCTAAGTAGCTGTACGCGACATTCAGCAGCACCACCGCGGCGAAAATCAGGTACGCCACCCCCCGCACGGCACCCTGTCGCCGCACCCCCGCGCCCCCCGGCGCGGGGCTTAAAAAGTCAAATTCATGGCTCATCTTTGCGCTCCTCTCACTTGTCCGCCTGCTGACGGGCGGCCCTTTCCGAGGCTTTGAAACAAAGGGCGCCGACCAGGCTGGTGGGGGTGGCGACCAATGCCACCGCCGTCATGCCCTCCAGCACATGCCGCACCCCCAGCAGCAGCACCAGCACGAACAGCCACACCATCCAGGCCGAGGGGGACTTGAGGGCGGTTTTGATGGCGCGGTGAAAGGGCAGACAGCACAGCAGGAGCAGCAGCAGCGAAAAGACGGAGAGCAGCGGCCGCCCCGACGCCTCTGTTGACCACAGGGGAAAGTAGGACAGGGCAGTGCCCGCCGGGGGCACCACACAGCAGATCATCCCCAGCCAGTACAGCCGCCGCGCCCTGCCCTCACGCCTCATGACCGCCCTCCGCGGCATACGCCGCCTCAATGGCGTCCTTCATCTGGCGGTAGCGCTGTCCCAGCTCGTCCTTCTGGTATTGCGGCAGATTGACCGCCATGAAAAAGCCGTAGAACAGGTCCGCCTGCGCCGACAGCAGGGTTTGCATGACCTGCCGCTCACCCGCGGCCGCCTCCAGCCGGCATTCGAGTGTCCGGGTCTCGGCCGCCAAGTGGTCGGCATAGGCCGACACCGCCTCGATTTTGGCGAGCACGGGGGCGACCGACTCGAAAAACCGGTCGAGCTTCCCCTCGGTTTCATCGGTCAGCCGGGCCGTCGCGTCCCGAACCTTGCCCACCGCCGACCCCAGCGCCGACAGGCCGCCCGAGAGCAGGGGGAGCAGCCCCTTTTTATAAAGGAAGGCCAGCACCAGCGAGGACAGCAGGGTCAGCGCGCACAACACCTCGCCGGTATACTCTTCAAGCAGTACGAGCAGTCGCCCCGCCCAGGGGGTCTCGGCGGACCCCTCACGTAGAGAGGGGGCGTCCTCTCCGCCCGTGCCGTCAGCGGGGTCGGGCAACGCTCCCCCGCTATCGGGCAGGGGGTCTGTCTCTGCCGCCTGCCCCGCGGCCGAGACCCAAAGCAGCGGGACGCACAGGCAAACCAGCAACAGAAAAAGCAGTGTTTTTTTCATGGTATCTCCTTTGTCAGGTAAATAGGTGGTAGCCGCAGTGGCGCTCCCGCCACTGTGACAGCTCGTCCCGCAGTGCCGACACATCCCTTGTCAGTTGCCGCAGTTGCCCTTTGCAGGCCAGCAGCGCGGGGATGTCCGCCTGCCCGCAGGGGGTGAGCCGACTGCCGTCATAGAGCAACGGCTCCAGTTGCCAGTGCCGGGTCTGCCCCCCGCTTGTCCGGCTGAAAGTCAGGGGGTTTTCGCCCTTTTGCAGGAAAGAGGACGGGAAAACCGCCGCTCCGTCCTGTACGGGCAGGGTGTGTCCGCCGCAACAGAGGTAGCCCTCCGCCGCCTCGAGCTCGACCCGCACCGTCCGCTCTGCCCCCTCTCCCCCCCGGTCGGGGCAGTAGCCGCTGCCGTCCTCAAATAACAGATAGCGCATAGCATCTCCTTCCGGTCAGCCGCTCAGTGCGGCAGCGTGACCCATTCCAGCCGATCCTCGGCGGCGTTATAGCGCAGCTCATACCGCTCGCCGCTCTGGGCGGTCGGGCGGCGGGGGATCTCGGGAAACTCCCGCACGATGTACGCTCCCTCGACCAGCCCGCTGGTGACAAGGCGGTCCGCTTGGATCACCATGACATATTTCATTGCTTTCCCCCCTTAGTAATAGTCGTAAAACTTTACGGCGGTATAGGTCCATTCTCCGTTCGCCGTATCCATCATCTCAAAGATCGTGCCGTTGACAGCGGTGGAACCGTACGCGCGGACGTAGATACTGCCGGGATGCCCCGGCGCGTTGTAGCTGCCCAGCGCAGTGACCATCACCCGCACCAACGGGTTGCCGGTGTTCTGGATGACGACATAGTCCGGGATGAATCCGATCGCCCCCGTGGAAAAGGTACCCTCGCCGTACTCGATGTACTCGGTGTCAAGGTCCCCGCCTTTGAGGCGAAAGGGCGCGACATGCGCGATGACACCCCCCTCACCGTCGTGGTACCCCGCCGGGATCTGCCAGTAGTCCCAGTTGTCGAGGATTTCCTGATACACGCCGCCGTTGTTCGGCATGCTCCCCGTGACCTTGCCCCCGGCGATATACGCGGTCTTACCCGCCAGAATATGCGCCGCCGTCGCGGTGGCGTCCGCGCTGCCGCCGCCCTGGGGGAGGGCGTCAATACAGGCGGCAAAGTCCGCCAGGCCGTCCCCCGCGCCCACCGTCCCGCCCCTCTCGCTGATGGCGGCGGCGATGGCCGCCTTGGCGGCCGCCAGTGCTGTCAGGTTGCTTGCGATGCTCATCTGTTCCTCCTTGTGCCTATGATACGTGTGCCCCCGGGGCGTTCAGAGCAGTGCCGCCAGCGCGGCATCGAGGCCCGACAGGGTGGCGCCCAGCTCTTGCAGTGCCGCCTCGACGGTATCGGTGGCGTAGTACCCGCCCGCGTCCTCGATGGCCTTTGGTTGGCAGGCACCAAACAGGGCGGCAGACCCGTCGTCCGCCCATCCGATGTCATACGGGTCGTCGCTTTGCTTGCGCAGGACCTGCCCCGCCGTCCCTCCCACGGGCAGCATACCGCCCTGTCCGCTTTCCACGGTGCCGAGCCGTGCCCCGATCGCGAGCAACGCCTCCGACAGCGGCACCTGCCCCGTTAAGAGGTAGTCGGCCAGCGCCCCCGAGCGGATATCGGCAAACAAATCCGCGAGCGTGTGCCCCGGCTCGTCCTCCCGCAGTCCGGTGGGCAGCGCCGCCGCCAGCGACCCCTCCCCCACCAAACCGAGGGCGGCCACCAGGGCGTTGAACTTTTGCGCCACCAGGAGCGGCAGGCGGTCAAATGCCTGCCGCAGCTCCGCCGAGCTGTAGCCCGCCCCGCCAAAGGCGGCGGCGGCGTTGGGGCGCGCGGGCAGGGCGGCGATTTTACACCGGTTGATCTCGCTTTGGGTGACACTTTCAATACTCATCTTTCCACTCCTCTCTTGACAGAGTCCATGCGGTTCTTGGTGTTTCGTCCATCCTCATCGGTTCCGAACCCTCCCCTTCACCGTGTAGCGGTAGGCCAGGGTGTAGATGCCGAAGGGCTGCTCGAAAAGCTCGGCATACACGGCATATTGCTTCTGCACCCAGCGGCGGGTTTTTTCCTTGCAGGCGATATAGGACACCTCCTTGTTTTGCAGCAGCGTGTGCCCGAAATCGAGGTCGCCAAAATCCAGCCGCCCCTCCTGCAGTTTCCCCAGCGACTGCCAACTTTGGTTGTCGGTGCTCACGCTGACCGAAAAACCCCCGCCCGGCATGGGCTTGCTTTGGACCACAGTGCTGTTTCTGACCGTGTCTTTGGTCAGGTGGGGGAGGCCCGCCATGTCGGCGCAGCTGACAAATCCCGCCGTGTAGCGGTGGTCGGCGTAGCGGTAGCACGCGCGGGGGATGGCGTGCCGCTCCGCCCCGTCCGTCCCGCGCCGGTCGGTGTTGACGCAGAGCAGGTGCCCCGCCCCGGTGCCAAACAGCAGCAGCTCCCCGAGCGCGGCCACTGCCGTGGCGGGGTGAAAGGTCCCCCCTGTTTTTTCGCTGCTCGGGGAGAGCAGGCAGAGGCGGGTGGCACCGTCCGGGTCGGTTTGACTCACATAGCTCACGGGCAACAGGTCCGGCGTGCCCGTCCCCTCCGCGTTGTCATAGCAGGCGGCGGTCCCATGGTAGATCCTGCCGTACTCCGCCTCATACGCTTCCAAGCTGTCAAAGGGCAACCCGTCGGGGGTGGGGGAGAGGAGGAGGTCGGCCTCGCCCAGCGTCATGCGCTCCACACCGGGCGGCAGCGCCGAGGCGTAGCGGTAGACCGACAGGTCGTCCGTGTACCCGCCCACCCCCTCGAGAAAGTACCACTCATATTGCAGACTGCCGTCCCGGTGGCGGCTGAGCTGTCGGCTGTCGGCCAGGTACACCCGCCCCCCCGGGCAGAGTAGCAGCAGGTACCCCTTCCACTCCGCCATTTTGGTGCGGGACAGGTCCTCGCCGAGCAGTCGGGCGTCCACCGGGGAGGAGCGGTGGGTGAGGGCGCGCTCCAGGTTCACCTGCTCCTTGCCCACCGCCTCCAGCCCCTTGCGCGAGAGAAAGACCGGGTCGTCCAGAAAGTTGCACCCCGTCCCTACACAGCCCAGCCCCGCCAGCCCCTGCACGGCGGGGTAAATGCGGGGCAACAGGTCGCCAGGCCCGTCGGCGGCGGTGTGGTAGTAGATCGACCCGTCGGTCAGGGTATCCCCTTTCAGCACCGCCAGCGCCGAGGCGGTGGCGATCATGGCGCGGTTGGGCGTGTTGCCGATGCCGTCGTCCATAAAGTTGCACACCCCGAAGTAGGCGGGGTTGTTGTGCCCGGTCAGGTCACGCTGGGAGTAAAAGACGGTGTTGGGCAGCCCCGGCGAGCCGGTGAGGAAGATGCGCCCGTCATAGACGGCACACACCGTACAGCGCGAGAGCGCCTCACAGGCACTTCCGGTGTAGGTGGGGTTGGCGTCGAGAAAGGTCATGGCCTGCGCCACCGCGGTAAACTCGCTTTCGTACGCCGTCCCCTCAATGTCCAGCACGCCGCCGCTCACCGCGCGGTGGTCGCTCAGGTAGAGCACCACCCCCTCATAGTAGTCCTTGCCCGATACCATGGCGCTTTGCAGTTGGTACCAGGTGGGGTGCCGCTCATAGTAGGTGTCAGGGGGCACCGCCGCGCCGGCGCTCACCGTGGCCTCGGTGTAGACCGAGCCGAGCAGGGTGTAGTAGACCTTGCCGGCGGCAAAGTGGGAGTCATCGGTCAGGGTGTGGCGGGCGTCCGGCAGTGCCCGCCCGTCCAGCCGCACCGCCGCCACCGAGCGGCAGGGCTCGTGGATGGGGTAAAAGCAGCGCCGCTCGGAGAAGGCCTCCCAGCTGTCGGGGGTGACCTCTGCCGCGTCGAGCGGGGCATTGTAGTCCCCCACCGTCACCTCCGCCCACGCCGCGGCCGACCCCTCATAGGAAAAAGAGGTCAGCGCGGTGCACTGGTGAAAGGCGTAGCGCTCCACCGCTTCCAGCGCACCCCCCAGCGTCAGGTCCGAGAGGGCGGAGCAGTAGGCAAACGCCGCCTGCTCAATGCGCCGCAGTGTGGTGGGCAGGTGCACGCTGCCAAGGGCGGGGCAACTGTTCAGCGCGTACCGCCCCACCGTCTCCACCCCCTCCGCCACCGACAGGCTTTGGATGGTCCCGTCGTTCTGAAAGGCGCGGGCGGCAATTTCGGTCACGCGGTAGGGCACGCCGTCAATGGTGGTGGTGCCGGGGACGAGCACCAGCGGCGTCGGGGTGCTGATCCCCACCACCCGGCAGGTCCGCTCGGCGTGGCTGCTCACCTGGTAGAGCAGCGCCGGGCTGGCGTCGGCATAGTCGGCGGTGTTCCACAGGTGGTAGCGCTCGACAAACCGGTCACAGAGCATATTGCGTTGTTCGTACGGCCCGCCGTTCTGGTAGGTGCGGGGGACATACCGGTCCGCCACCGACTCAAGGGAAAAGCTGTCCGCCCCGGCGTCATAGGACAGGGCAAAGTAGTGAGTGCCGTCCAGCAGGTACAGCTTGTCCGCCACCGCGAAGCCCACGCTGTCGCAGTCGGCCAGCGCCCCCGTCACCTGTGTCAGGTGCAGGGGGAGCCGGTCACGTTCCTCCAGCGGAAAGACATAGAGCGCCCGCCCCGCGTGCACCACGCCGTAGCTTTCTGTCCCCTGCAGGGGGGCGTATTCCCAGATGCCGTGCACCGCCCCGCCAAGCGACGCCAGCACACGAAAGCCGGGAAAGACCTCCACCGCGCCCCCCTGCTCCGACTCATAGTCACGGTAGAGGTTGACCAGCGCGCTGAAGCGGCGGGGGGACACGGCGGTGGGGGCGGAGGAAAAGTCCACGCCCCCGAATCCCCCCTCCCCGAGGCAGCGGTGGTATGTTTTGTACGATGTTGCCATCAGCGGCTCCTTTCTCTGGTTTGCCCCGCCCGGGGGGGGGGCAGCCCGCTGTCAAAGTAGATTTTGCAAGGAATCCTCCTCTCATAGGTTGACAGCCCGCTGTCAAAGTAGATTTTGCAAGGAATCCTCCTCTCATAGGTTGACAGCCCGCTGTCAAAGTAGATCTTGCGAGGCGTCCTCCACTGATAGGTTGACAGCCCGCTGTCAAAGTAGATTTTGCGAGGCGTCCTCCACTGATAGGTTGACAGCCCGCTGTCAAAGTAGATTTTCCAAGGAATCCTCTTCTCATAGGTTGACAGCCCGCTGTCAAAGTAGATTTTGCGAGGCGTCCTCCACTGATAGGTTGACAGCTCGCTGTCAAAGTAGATTTTCCAAGGAATCCTCTTCTCATAGGTTGACAGCCCGCTGTCAAAGTAGATTTTGCGAGGAATCCTCTTCTCATAGGTTGACAGCCCGCTGTCAAAGTAGATTTTGCGAGGAATCCTCTTCTCATAGGTTGACAGCCCGCTGTCAAAGTAGATTTTGCGAGGTGTCCTCCACTGATAGGTTGACAGCCCGCTGTCAAAGTAGATTTTGCGAGGCGTCCTCTTCTGATAGGTTGACAGCCCGCTGTCAAAGTAGATTTTGCGAGGAATCCTCTTCTCATAGGTTGACAGCCCGCTGTCAAAGCAGATTTTCCAAGGACTTCTCCACTGATAGGTTGACAGCCCGCTGTCAAAGTAGATCTTGCGAGGCGTCCTCCACTCATAGGTCGACAGCCCGCCCGCACCCAAACAGGGCTTGCGGAGGGAATACCCCCCCGCGCAGGGCATAGCCTATCCGGTATACGACAAGTTTAGTTGTCATCTGGCACGGGCCCACAAGCGGGGCTCGGGTTTCTTACCAGCCGTTTTGGGAGACCCAGCTCACCGGGCGGCGGTCGCGCTCGGCGGCGCGCAGCAGCGCATACTGCTCCTGGTACTGCCGCCGGCAGTCGGCCGCCCGCTCGGGGGCGTCCTCTATGTACAGGTAGGAGGCGGTGAGCAGGGGCAGCAGCTCGCACAGGTCCTCGTCCAGCGGCAGGGGGGTATCCTCGGGGTCATCCGCCGTGAAGCGGGGACAGCGGCAGTGGTAGCGCACCTCGTAGCTGCCCGGCGCGTGGTTGGGGAGGCGGAGGGTTTGGTGTGCCTCCAGCGTCCACCCCGCCCCGGGTTCGGGCTCGGGCGGGGCGGCCAGGGTCAGAAAGTCGGGGGCAAGGGTGGGCAGGTGGTAGTCGGTGTAGTAGGTACCGCGCGGGATTTTGTCCCTGTCGGGGGAGCTGAGGGAGTCCCACAAAGCCAGTTCGCTCACATGGTAGCTGTACGCGCCCGAAAAGACCAGGGACACCGTCCCGCCCGACAGGGGCCCGCAGAAGCGCTTGGGGTGCTCGGGCGAGGTCCAGTGATGCTCGAAGCTCTCCCCGCCATCGCTGACCCGGCAACTGCCGCTGCCCGAGACCGAAAAGGTATAGGCCACCGCTCCCGCGGCGCTCACCGTGCGGTCAATGCCGCCAAAGTGGGTCAGATGATTGCCTGATAGTCCGCTGCCTCTGGGCAGTCCGCCGCCCACCCCCTGTCCGCACAGCAGGTTGCGCGGCGGGTAGTGGTGCAGGGTGAGGCTGGCGGTGCGGGGGCGCAGCCGGTTGACGGCGTAGAGGGCGCGGTTGAGGCAGCTGTATACCTGCTCGCTTGCCTTGGGGTCCACCTCCTCCAGCGTGCTTTCCAATCCTAAGAGGGCGACGGCGGACAGCCATTCAGCGATGGTCATAGCCGCGCCCCCTTACAGCGCGGTGGCGCCGTCCACCGCCGCCGCGGCGTCCACCGCCAGCAGGATGTGTTTGTAGGTGCCAAAGCCCACGCCGAAGCGGCAGCGCCCGTTCCAGATGTAGTTGCCGGTGTGGTGGTCTACCCAGTCGGTGATGGTCAGGGGAATGCGGTTGAAGAACATGTTGCCGCCGAGGTTGCGGTTGGCCTCCCCCGACATGATCATGCAGCGGTCGTCGGTGCTTTGCCAGCCGGGCATGATCACAATGTTCCAGTTGCCGTACTGCAGGTTGATGTCGTTGTAGCCGTTGCCCAGTGCGCCCTCCGAGCCGCAGACCTTCTTGGCGATCATCTCGGCGGTGGGGCAGTTGCCGGGCAGGATGATGGTGTCGGCGGTGTAGCCCAGCGGCTCGCCGTTTTCATCCTTCATGTTCCGCAGCTTGACCGAAAGCTCGGACAGGGCGTCCTCAAATTCGGAGGCAGAGCCGAACAGGGAGCCCCAGAAATAGTTGGACTGGGTGCCGGAGATGCGGCTGCCCCCCCATTTGTGGTCCTCGGAAAAGAGGGGCAGGCCGTCGGGGGTGCTCAGGTCAAGGGTGGCTTTGGCAAAGTTGCCGCTGAGCGAGGTGCCGTTTGACAGGGCATACTCGCAGATTTTGTGCTGGGTTTTGTAGTAGGCGCGGGTGAAGTTTTCGGCGCGCCGCTTGGCGTCGGCCGCCACCCCGTAGTTGGCGTCCTCCATCATCTGGGCAGTGATGGTGAACTCTTTCATGAACTGGATGTGTTCGATGAACTTGCGGGCGGTCTCCTCGGTGCTGTCGTTTTCGGCACCCGCCCCCTCCTCGGCGGACAGGAAAATACCGAACTCATTTTCCGCCACAATGGTCTCACCGAAGCGGGAGGACTTCTCCACATTGAACAGCCAGTCGCGAATGCCCCCCTTTTTGGTGAGCAGGTCCGACTCGTGTTCAATGACCATTTTGATGGGGGTTTCCAGTTTGCCGATGGCGGCGTCGTGAAAGCCGCTCGATTTTGAGTAGATGATAGACATGTCTTTCCTCCTTTACTTAGGCGAGGCGCACCAGGATGCGCCGGCCCTCCTCGGAATCGGCCTCGGTGCTGACCACCTGCGCGCCGAAATTGTCCTCGACGACCTCGGCGGCCAGACCGAGTCCCCCCACGGCGATTTGCGCCCGGTCTCCCACGCTGTGGCAGGTGTCGCTGTACTCCTCGGCGGAGGTCTCAAAGAGCATCTGGGGGTACACACGGTAGCAAAGCACCATCCCCCCCGCCTCCCCGACGGTGTTCTCCAGACAGATGTACTCGACGGTGACATCGCCCTCGGCGACGTTGAGGGTGTGGGTGGTGGTGTCCAGGTACAGGCACATGCCGTTTTGGTAGGCAACGTCGGCGGTGGCGGGCAGCCGTTGCGGCTCGGGGACATTGTGCCGCCCGTACTCGATTTTAACCAGATGAAACATAGCGTTTTCCTTTCTGTTGTGTCAAAAATGGCTTGTCAGCGACGGCCGCCGACGGCGCGCCGGTACAGGGAAACAAGCTCGGCGTCCCCCAGTTCCCCAAAGAGCTCGCGCGCCGCCTCCAGCTCGCCCGCCGACATGGTGGGGGGCGCCGCGGCCCCCTTGGGGACGGCCGAGCGCAGATGGGCGCGGTTGTCGTAGGCGGCCCCCGGTACGGGGGCGGCCCCCGAAACGGGGGAGACCCCCGAAACGGGGGAGACCCCCGAAACGGGGGAGACCCCCGAAACGGGGGAGACCCCCGAAACGGGGGAGACCCCCGGCACGGGGGAGGGTTTGGGGAGGAGGCGGTGGTGATTGGTCGCCAGAAACGCCTCTCGGGGGTCCAGCCCCAGGTCCCGCAGTGCCGCGTAGCGCAGGGGATTGTCGAGCTGGCTGATATGCGACAGGCTGCCAAGGGTGGGAAAGAGCTGCCGGAGCGTGGCCAGGTCGGCGGCGGCCAGTTGCTCATAGTCGGGGGGCGCTTCCCCGGGCGGCGTGGACTCAAACGAGCCGGGCGTTTCTCCCGGCGGGCTGCCCTCGGCGGGGGCCGTGCCCTCCCGTATCTGCGTGCCCGCGGGGTATCCGGCGGGTGCCCCTGCCGGCGCTCCGGCGGCGGGCGGTGCCAAGGAGACAGGGGGTGCCGCCGGCTGTCCGGTGTCGGGGGTCTGCGCCGGCGGGGTGGGGACTGCGAAAGTGGTAGTTGCCGCTTGGTGAGTGCTTGACATGGTAGGCCTCCTATCGGGTCTTTTTGCTTCTCAGGTCGCCGTCACTCTGACGGACGGTGGCGCGGGGCTGGTTGTCGCTCTGAAAGGGTGCGTTGATGCGGCCGCCTTGGTTGGTGGCATAGGGGTTCTGTTTTTTTTGCCGACTCATGGCATTCACCTCCTTTCGGTGGGATCGGGGCGCGCGGACACGGCGCCCCCTGCTGCGTTTTTTGGGCGTCCGTTTCTCGCGCCGGGGAGCCGCTCGCGCCGGGTGTCGGCACGCCCCGAAAAATTTCTATCCGGTCAACAGGCCAAGGAGCAAGCCCGGCGGCTCTACCGTGCTTGCCTTTGCCGATATGAGGGCTTGCCCCTGCCACTCGGCGGGCGTTCTGCCGGCACCTCCCGCCGACCCTCCGCCACACCCGCCAAGTAGCACAGGGCGCAGACCCAGCGCAGTCCGTGCTCTGCCTCCGCCAAAAGCAGGGGTGAGAGTGCGTCTGCCGCCGAAGCGATGTCGGCGGAGCCAAAGGCGTGCCGTAATTGCAGATACTCTTTTTCTGTCATTTGAACATCCTCCTTGCAAGTGGGTTTCACTAATGATACCATATTATGGAAGAGATAACATGAGAAATCTGTCGAAGCAGCGTAGGGAAGTGCAGAGAAGTGCAGAAAAAATGCAGGAAGAGTCAAAAAAACATGAGAGTCGCCGCGGCACGGCCTGCCGCTTTGCGGCTCGGAGTGTCTGCCGGCTACCGTGAGTGCTGTCGGTCGGGGGTCGGTGTCCGTAATGGTTGCCGTTTGCTGCTCCCGGCCCGCCGCGGCACGGCCTGCCGCTTTGCGGCGCGGCGTGTCTGCCGGCTACCGTGAGTGCTGTCGGTCGGGGGTCGGTGTCCGTAATGCTTTCTGTTCGTGGCTCCCGGCCCGCCGTGGCACGGCCTGCCGCTTTGCGGCCCGGAGTGTCTGCCGGCTACCGTGAGTGCTGTCGGTCGGGGGTCGGTGTCCGTAATGGTTGCCGTTCGTGGCTCCCGGCCCGCCGCTTTACTGCCCGCAGAATGCCGTGCCTCACTCGGGCCGGGGCCCGTAGAGTTTTTCGTACAGGTCTTTGATGCGGCCGGTTTGCGCGGCGTAGAGCTGTTGGGAAATCTCGGCGAGCTGCCGGGCCTCCTCGGGGGGCAGCCCGCTGGCCATGGCATAGGCATAGGCATTCTCGTAGTCGAGGTCGCGGTTCAGGATGTGGTTTAGGATGGTGTAGCGGTTGGCGACGGTGGCGCCCGACTTTTGCCCTGCCAACTGCACACCCAGCGCCGCGGTGAGCTGCGCATCCTGTTCGCCCAGCCCCTGTTGCAATGCGTACAGATAGGCGGTGTCGTAGTCGGCGATGCCCTCACGGAGCAGGGTGTCAAGCAGGGCCGAGGCCGTTTTTTGCTGTCCCTTGGCGTGCGCGTCCAGGTAGGCGGCGTAGCCGGCGGCCTGTTCTTGTTCCAGGGCGGTTGCCTGACGGCGGAGGGCTTGGCGCTCGTTTTGACGCTGTCCGTAGGACAGGCCGGTCAGGTAGTTGCTGTACCCGCTGTTGGTCAGCCCTGCCGCCGCCAGTGCTTCCGCCTCCCGGCCGTAGCCGGGCAGGGAGCGGCTGAAGCTGTCCTCCGCCGCCGCCATGGCGCGCCCGAACTCGTCGGCCGCCGGACTCTGCCGCAGGTAGGCGGCGTAGGAGGGGGGCCCTCCGCAGGAGGGGGGACCTCCCGTTTTAGAGGAACGGGTGAGGCAGGTTTTGAGAAAATCCAGCAGATTCTCTGTTTGGCTCATCTGGTATCTCCTTTTCGAGTGTGATGCGGTCCGACTGAACCAGGGCTTGAAAATACTCGACATTCTCCCGCGCGAAGGGGTAGTGGACGCGTTCCTGCAGTTGCCAGTAGCGCAGCAGGGTGGCGGGGTCGGCGGGGTCACCCAGGGTGCCCGATTGCAGGTTTTCGAGGTTTTTTTGCCACATGGCGTCCCGCTGGCCCTCCAGGTACCCGTTCAGGTCTACCGAAAACAGGTAGTTGTCGTCGTAGCTCCATGTGCCGCTCGCGGGGTCGTAGACCAAAAAGTCGTAGCGGTTGAAGATGGTGCTGTGCAGCTTGCCGCAGCAGTCCTTGTAGGTGACCGGGCGGGGCTCGTCGGCATACGCCAGGTAGTGCTCGAAAATGATGCGGTCCAGCCGCGCATAGGCGGCGTGTTTCATGCGGCGTTTGGACTCCAGCCGGCCCGCCGACTGGGAGAGCTGTAACTGGCGCGAGTAGCCGGAGATGGACGAGTTGTCCAGCCCCACATAACTGTCCGAAATGCCGATGATGCGCTTGGCATGGTTGTAGAGCCGCTCGGCCTGGGTGATGTCGCGGGAGATGTCGGGGGTGGTGTCCACCGTGCCGTAGTCCGAGGCGCGCTCGCCCGGGCGCAGCTTGATGACCTGTCCGAAAATGTTGTTGGTCAGGGTGATTTGGGCGTCCTCGGGCACCAGCGGGGTGATGGCGGAGCGCATGAGTTTCTGGAGGATGCGGCTCTCGATCTTGTTGATCTGCTGTTGCGCCGGCCGCAGAAACTCGCAGTCCGACTGCCCCAGCAGTTGCTTGTCGCAGGAGGTGTTTTTTCGGACGACCAGGGGGAAAGTTTTGGGGATATAGTAGGGCAAACGGGTCGGCACCATGGAAACCCCCGCCAAATCCGACAAAGAAGCGGCCGCCCCATCCTGTCCGAGCCACTGCCCGCAGCGGTCGGTCAGGGGGGAGAGGGCGGGGATGACAGAGCCGTCACTGCACGGGATGTCTCCCTCGAGCACCTGCTCGGGCTGGTCCACCAGCGCATACGACCCCGCCTCGCACAAGCACACCTCACGGGCCTGCCCGCAGTGCCGGCACAGGGCGCGCTTGCGGCGGTAGTACTGCTCGGTGTCCTCCAGGACCAGCTCCCCCGACCAGACAAAGCGGCAGACGTCGCCCGCCTCGTTTTTATAGTAGCAGAGGATGACCGCGACGGTGTCGTCGTCGGCGCGGTAGCCCTCCCGCAGCTCGCCCCCGGCGTGCAGGACCGCCTCCCACCCGACCTGCCAGCGGCGCACCAGCTCCTCCTTGGTGGTGGTGAAGCGCAAAAAGCAATACTCCATGTCGTCCACCTCATAGATGCCGGGCTGGGGGAAAAAGTCGGCGGGGGAGAGGCAGGACAGGCGGATGCCGCCGTTCTCCCCGCCGCGGGGGGCGCTGTCCCACTCGACCAGCCAGACGCTGCCCCCTAAAATGTAGGTGTACCGCTCGTCGATGTCGTTCAGCTCCTCAAAGGGCAAGCGGTCGCGCAGCTGGGCGCACAGCCGTTCCACCGACTTGGCGTTGCGGTCGCGGCGGGGGCAGTACTGCCCGGGGGTGACCTTGGGGGCGGGGATGGCGGCGTCCAGCTGGCTTTCGATGATCTCATAGGTGATGTTGCGCACGGCGCACGCCCGCTCATGGCTGCCGTCGATTTTTTCCGAGCCCTTGTACTGCTCGTACCATAGCTGCAACTGCTCCATGATCGGCTGCAGGTTCTGCTTGGCGTGCTCGTAGAGCCCCGCAAAAAAGGCGGGGCGGCTTTGGTGCTTGTCTACATACATACAGTACCTCTTTTCTGCCTGACAGGGGACTGTCGGCTGTTTTGTCAGAAGCTTTTGGGCAGGCCGTAGCGGCGGCGCAGGTAGGCGCGCTCGGACTCGGACGCCGCCTCGTAGTCGGCGAGCAGGTCGGGGCTGTATAAGGAGAGCGGTTTCTCGGGTACCGCCTCCTCGGCGGGGCGGCTGAAATAGATGGCAAAGCCCCGCAGCGCGTCGGGCGCGTGGGTGATCTCATGGGGGGTAATGAGGGTGTCGGTGGGGCGGGCGGGGTCGTACTGCAGCATGGGCAGGCACTTGATGAGCTCGGTGCAGCAGCGGAAGATTTGCAGTCGGGGGTACCCGTCCCGGTCGGGGCGCAGCCACTCTTTGATCGCCAGCCATCCCGTTTCGCGGTCATTGGCGGTCTTGGTGAAGTCCAGCCCGTGCTCGGCAAAGAGCAGGGCCTTGCTGCGCCCCGACTCCTGGCTGCGGTGCCAGAGGTCAGGGGGGGCCAAGGTGGCATAAATGCGCTCCTCAGGGGGGGTTAGCGACAAAATTGCCTCACTTGCCTGTGAAATCATGTAGTTCGAGGCGCACAACTCGCGGTAGACATACGCCCGCCCCGTGCTGTCCAGCGCTACCCACAGGCAGGCCAGTCGGTCCAGCCCGTAGTCAACGGTGCGGTAGCGCCGCCAGCCCGCGGGGATATCAAAAGGCTCGCAGGTATGCGTTTGGTAGGAAAACTCACCGAAATACTGCCCCTCAAAGAGGTGCCAGTCCCCGAGCAGCAACGCCCGCTTCTGGGCCTCGGGCAGCACTTCCAGGCGCTGCCGGTAGCCGGGGTCAGCCGCCATCAGAAAGCAGTTGTCCTCCAGCCGGGCGGGGAGGAACAGGCGGGTGGTGCCGTCGGGGGCGGCGAATGTCTCCCCCGGGGGGACCGGGTCAATGAAGCGCGCCTTCACCCACCGATGCCCCACCCCGCCCGGGTTGGTGCTGGATTTGATGCGTTTGGGGTAGGGGTTGGCGCCCCGGAGACGGGAGACCAGATACAAATACTGAAATTCGGTAAAGTGCGTCAGCTCGTCAAAGCGGATGGTGTCATACTCGGCAGACTGGTATTGGTACACGTCATTTTCATCGGCGCAGTAGCCGAAGTCAATCAGGCTGCCGTTGCAAAAGCGGCCGCAGTGGTTGCCGGCATGGTAGGTGTAGATGTCGCCGGGGAAGAGTGCTCGGGAGGTGCGGATCAGCGACTTTTCAAGCTCGGGGTAGGTCCGGCGGAGGATCAGTTGCCGGGAGCCCGGGTAGCGCAGGGCATAGAGCAGGGCGTCAATCAACTGGCCGTAGGACTTGCCGCCCCCCGCCGCCCCGCCAAACAGCACCTCGGTGGCGTCGGCCTCCAGAAAGAGACGCTGCTTTTGCGTCACCGTCAGTTCCATACAGCCTCCTTTCCGCGCGGGTGATCGGTAAACTACCATTCCCGCCGGTCATGAGGGTTGGCTCGGCCTCCGTTCCCGCGGGGTGATAGGTAAACAAAACATGACATACTACACCACTTTGATGAGTACCTCAAAGGGCTTGTCCGGCTCCGGGGTGGCCCCCGGCCCCAGCTGCTCGCCCAGGAGAAACTTGACAAAGGACGGATCATACTGCCGGGTCAGCCCGCCGTCAATCAGCCGGTCCAGCAGGACTTTGCGGCACTCCCCCGCGGCCTTGGCAAAGGAGGGGTAGCGGGACACCCACGCCTCGATGTCGCTGCAGTCCACCCCGATCTGCCCGGCAAACTTCACCAGGGAGGGGGGACTCTTGCTTTCGGCAAAAAAGCGGCGCAGTGCCTCGGCGTAGCGCTGGTGGTATCTTCTCATTTCTCCCCCTCCTTTGGCTCTTGCGGCAGGGTGCCGCCCCCGTCCTGCCGGCCCCCCGTGTGGTATCCGTGCAGGTCTGCCCGGCCCACGGGTGGCGCGGGCGCTGATGAGCGCGGGGCACCGACAGGCGCGGGGCGCCCTGTGATATCCGTGACGGGGTGACCACCCCGCAGGCAGCAGGCCAATCAATCACGCCGTAGGGACGGCAGTGCCTTGCCGCAAAAGGTGTATTTGTCACCCGTTGAGAGAAGTATAGCAGGTATTTTACTTCGAATGGGGTCAAAGTCACTTAAAAAGTGACTAAATTTCAAAAAAAATTGCCCCCCATCCGCTGATACGCTTGCAGACAGGGGCGGCGGCTTGCCGCGGGGGGCGCTTGCGCACCCGGCCGGGACTTTCCCTATTTCCTATTCACGCTTACTGATTCCCTTTGTCCGCGCCCGGCCGGTGCGCGGCTGGTTTTGCCATGTATAAAATACTTGACAGTTATTTTTTTTTATTGTATACTATTTGATGTAGTTTTATAGCTGTTGATACAACAGAGCGGATACAACAGAAACGAGGACTGGTCCATGACACAAGCACCGTTGAGGCGCGTTTGCTTCTTCTTGCTATTGGTTTTGTCGCTTGGGCTCACCGCGTGCGCCGCCCTCAGCACCACGCCGGCCACCACGCCGGTGGCGGGGGGCGAGGCCCTGCTGTCGGGCAACGGGGG